CCGGGCCGGCGTCTTCCACGACGACAATGCCAAGGCCCGTCTCGCTGCCCACAAGCATGAGATGGAAGTGGACGCCGAAGCGCAGACAGAGACGAAGGCGCCCGCCGATCTGTCGTTCGAGCGTCGGGTCAACCCGAACGTCACCGCTGGGATGGGTGGAGAGTTCGCACCGCCCGCCTGGTACCCCTCGCTCTACGCAGGGGCCCAGCAGCCAGGGCGTCCCTTCGGTGACCTCCTGCCCAACATCCATCTCCCCAAGGGAGTCGCTCAGATCAACGTGCCCCGGATCGTCACCGGGGTCGTTGTGGGCCAGGACGCTGACGGAAGCCCGGCTCCTGGTGGCGACCCCACGACCTCAGACACGTCTTCGGCGGTCTGCACGATCGCTGGCGCACTCATCATCTCTCAGCAGCTTGTCGACCTGACGCCTGGTGGCTTCGATGCCCTGATCTGGCCCGAACTCCAGAAGACCTACAACGCCGAACTGGAGAGTCAGCTACTCACGGGTCCCGGCAACAACGGCCAACTGCTCGGTTTGTCCAACGTCACCATCCCCGCCGCCAACTCGATCAGCGGCACGAGCGCCACGACCGTCACGCTCCTGTGGCCGCTGCTTGGCAAGGCCGCCGCCAACGTGGGGAACAACCGGCTCCAACCGCCTGAGGTTTGGCTCGTGGCGCCCCGTCGTTGGTTCTGGATCGCCTCATCCCTGGACGACCAGCACCGCCCCATCGCCGCCCCCGGTAACGTGCCCGACCGTACCGACACCAATGGCGCTGGCGGAGCACTCCCGGTAGGGCCGATCCTCGGACTGCCCGTCTACATGGACGGCGCCATCACCGGGGGCGCATCAGCAGACAACGCCTACTGCGTTCGCCCGTCCGACTCGTTCCTGTTCGAGGGCACGCCCACCGTCCAGGCCACCCCTGAGCCCACGGCGGGAACGTTGCAGGTGCGCCTCATCTACCGCAACTACGTGGCCGCTGTCCTGAACCGCTATCCGGCCGGAATCGGCATGGTCACGGCGCTCCCCCAGCCGAGTGGGTTCTGAGATGGAGACGACCTTGGACGTAGACCAGCGTCAGAACAGGGCCAAGCTCCTCACGGGTCGCGAGGTCCGTCGGGTCGGCACGGTCGAGATGGAGTCTCGCGACCCCGGAGACGGCCTGCTGCACTTCCGTGGCCTCGCCTCGTCCACCGAGCTGCCCTACGACATGGGTTGGTATCAGGAGACAGTCCGTGCCGGCGCCTTTGCCAAGACGCTGCGGGAGAAGCCCGACGTACAGCTTCTCGCCAACCACGAAGGGCTCCCGATCGCCCGTACCACCAACGGTTCGCTCCGTTTGGAGGAGTCAGCGGACGGCCTGAGGTTCGACGGCTCTGCTCCCGACGACGATCCCGACGCCCTGACCCTGCACCGCAAGGTGGCGTCTGGCCTGATGGATCAATGTTCGTTCGCTTTCCGTACCATTCGGGATAGTTGGAACGACGATTATGACGAGCGTTCGTTGGATGAACTGTCCCTCAACCGGGGCGACGTGTCCATCTGCAACTACGGAGCCAACCCCAACACGCCCGTTGTAGCCCGCAATGCCGACGCCCTGGCCACCCTGAGCGGGATGTCCACTCGTGAACTGGCCGACGCCCTGCTGGAACTGCGGGCCGGTGCATCCCTCTCCTCCACGGCCACGGCTGTCCTCAAGCACGTCCTGTCCCTGGCGTCTACCTCGGACACGGCGGTGGACGAACTCCAGGTCGTCCTCTCTGACTTCCTCGGCGTCCCCAATCCGGACGACGACCAGGACTCTTCCATGCAGTCCAACGCCATCGACCTCTCTACATTCCAAATGAGGGCTCGCGCTCTCAAGCTGTAACCGTTCGGCCGTTCGGATCGCCCCGAACACTGAACACTTCCCGCACGTCGGAGCCCTTGGGGGCCACCACCTGCATCCAACTAGCCCCCAATAGGAGCCACAATGAGTAATCCTGTCCTCGATGCCACACGCGCACGCCGTGCCGCTGGTGTCACCTATATCGACAGTCTCACCGGCCCGGAGTCCCCGGCTGCCAAGGAGACACGGTCGCTGACGCCCGACGAGGCCGCTGGCTTCGCCTACGTGGAGTCCGAGTGCCGCAAGCTTGACGCCGAGATCGTGACCCTGGAGGCCGCCGCCGAGCGTTCGGCCGCTGCGGCCAAGGCTGCTGCGGAAGTTGGCAGCGAAGGCACCGGACTCGACATCGGAGACGGCAAGGTCGTCATCCGGTCTGAGCCCCACACGTACGGGGCCGTGGGGCACGGCTACTTCAAGGACCTGGGCGACATCGCTGTCGCCCACCTTGACGCTGGTGCTGGCGCCCGTGCGCCTGAGGCTCGGGAACGTCTGGCCCAACACGCCAAGGAAATCGTCATCGAGGCCAAGACGGACAAGCGCATCGCCGCTCGCCTGAATGGTGTGCGGGCTGAGCTTCGCCGGCCTGACGCCATCGGAGAGTTCGAGCAGCGGGTCAACCCAAACACAACCGCTGGGCAAGGTGGAGAGTTCGTCCCGCCGTTGTGGGATGAGGCTCGCTTCGCCTCGTACCTCCGTGCCGGTCGGGTGTTCGCCAACCGGGTGACCAACCTGCCGCTGCCTCCGGGCATCGGGGTCATCAACATCCCGAAGATCACTCTCGGCTCGCAGACGGCCATTCAGACGGCCAACGCTGCTGCGGTGAACTCGCGGGACATGACGACCACCAGCGTGTCGGCCTCGGTCAACACCATCGCTGGCCAGGAAGACATCAGCCTCCAGCTTTTGGAGCAGTCGCCCCTGAGCCTTGACGGTGTGATCCAGGACGACTTGGAGCGCGACTACGACCAGCAGCTTGACCTGCAGGTCATCGCAGGTTCGGGAGCGAACGGCCAGCACCTCGGCATCCTGAACATGTCGGGTCAGGCGTACTCCTCGCAGTCTTCGAACAGCGCCAAGGTCACGACGTTCACCTGTGCGTCGACCGTGTTCCACGACGCTTCGACGGCCGCCACCCAGTACCGCTCCATCGTGGCCGGCGTGAATGCCATCGAGACGTTGAACTTCTCGGCCCTGCCCCCGACCGCCATCTGGGTCCACCCGCGTCGTTCCAACTCCTGGGCCTACGCCTCGGACTCCACGTACCGTCCGCTGTTCGTTCCGGCCGTCAATGGCAAGTTCAACGTGCTGGGCACCAACGAGGGCGCTCCTGTCCCCGAAGGCGTCGCCGGTGAGGTGTTCGGTCTGCCCGTCATCAAGGACGCCAACATGCCCACCACGGGCGTGACCGGTGCCCCCACTGGTGGCACGGCTGACCAGATCGTCGTCCTGAACGAGTCGGTGCCGTTGCTGTACGAAGGCACGCTTCGCTACCGGGCCCTGCCTGAGATCCTTTCGGGGACCTTGCAGATCCGGTTCCAGGTGTACGGCTACTCGGCGTTCCTGCCCTCCAGGTACCCGACCGCCATCTCGGTCATCACCGGCACCACCGGCCTCGCGGCTCCCGGCTTCTAAGCCGGCATTCCCTGACCCGGCGTGTAGGGCCCCCCTCCTGCACGCCGGGTTCAGGACCCGACTTTCTCCCATCTCACAGAAGGACAACCCTCAATGGCAGACCTCGCATCAGGCGGGTATCCCCAGGCGAATCCGCTCCAGACCATTCTGGGACGCCTGGGCAACACCGTCCAATCGAACATCCCGATCCGGTCGAACGCCGAATACCTCGGCATCGCCGCCGCCACCGACGCCGCTGCGTTGGTCACCAACAAGATCATCGTCGTGCCCATCGCCGTCGACTATGGCGTCGAGTACTCCACGGTGACGTTCGTGGCTGGTGGCACCGCACCGACGGTGACCATCAACTACGCCGCCGTGTATTCCGGGCTGGCTACGGCGGCCACGTCGCTACTCCTGTCCCAGTCGACCGACGCTGCTTCCACGGCCCCGACGGCGTCTCAGGCCAACAGCTACACGCTGGCCACGCCGACCACCGCCACCGCTGCCAATGCCCCCTTCGGGTACTGGTTCGTCGGCGTTCAGGGCACTGGAACCGTTAACTCGGCGCTCGGTGTGTCGGTCGCTGTGGCGGTTGACGTGCTCCAGAAGGCCGTGTTCACTCACGCCCCCTGGGCTCTGGCTGCTTCCGTAGCGGCCACTACGAGTACCGCCCCGGCCAACCTGGGCACGCCCACCACGGTGGCCCTCAAGCCACTGATCTTCCTCTCTTGAGGAACGTGATCGCGAACCTCCTGGCTCGGTTTGCTGGCCGAGTCAGGGGATCGTGATGACACTCGAACAGATCGAAACCATCCTGGCCCGACGTAAGGCAGCGCGCAACGCCGGGGACAGCGCCCTCGTAGCAGAGTGCAACGCCGCCCTGCAACGTGCCAGCTATATCGAAGCGGCCGTCCCTGAGGCGACCGAGACGACCGTTGCGGCCCGCCCCGCCCGCAAGTCACCCGTCCGAGCCCACAACGCACAGAGCAAGAGGTAGTCATGGCCGCCACGTTTGAGTTTGAGGAGGACAACGGGACGCAGACGGGGTCCCCGCTCAAGGGCACCACCCGGACCGCCGCCCGCACTGAGGTCAACTGGAAGAACATTGACGACTCGACCACGGCCTACTCCTCGCAGCCCATCACGGCCGGGAACAACAGCTACCAGAAGAATCAGTTTGGTCACTTCTCGGGGTCGTTCAACACCATCTCCGCTGGCCTGTTCGCCCACACGGCCACCGCCTTTGGCTCTGGCCTGACCCTCAAAGGCGTCCCCGCCTGCTCCACGTCTGCTGGCCCCTACGCCTACGTCACCCCGGTGACCACGGCTGACACTGGCCTGACAACGGACATGACCACGGCCATCGCCATCGGCTCTGGCGTGGCTGTCTGGTTCGGTGCCACCGGCCCGGAAGCTACCGGCAAGGCCGCCTCGATGGCCACCAACCCGTGCTACTCCAACTGGCTCACCACGCAGTTGCAGTCCACATCGGGTGCCGCTGCGGGGGACACGGCCACGGTGACATTGACGGTCCAATATAATGAAAGCTAGTGAGTTGGTAGAGAACGCTTGAGTACCCCGGATCTCAACTGGCTATTCAGCGCCCACTTCGCTGACGGCACGGTCCTCGTCCAGGACCAGGCCGACGCTGTCGCCACGCCAGAAGGCAAGGCCCTCCAGCCGAACGGGAGTGCCTTCA